TGATATGGTGTGTAGATTAAAAAAACTTATGAATATTCCCGAAGAACGCAATATTACATTCCATAGCATCAGAAAAGCAGGTGTAACGTTCCAGTATCGTATTACAGGCGATCTAACACAAGCAATGAAGGCGGCAGGACATTCTAATCCAATAGTAACAATGAGATATTTAGACTTGCGTGACTATGGAGTTACTGGTGCAGTATCATTTGGGAATAAAATTGATGAAGAATTATATAAAAAAGTCTCACATGATGAATTAATTAAAGCAATTGAAAACTGCCCAAAAGACCTACAATTAATTCTAAACATAAAACTCAAAGAAATTATAAATAATAAAATTCGACAATAAAAAATGGTTTACATTTTGTACAATTGGGTATAATATTATAATGAGAAGGAGTTGAATAAGGAGTGATTGAGATGAAAAATAAAGAGCAACTACAAGAAACTCTTGTGGCTACTATTGAAAGCATTAAAGCTGACAAAAAGCGTGTGGCACGGATCAAAAGTGGATTAAAGAAATATAAAATTTTACCGGGGACAGTGCAATTGATTCTGAATGAACCAGAAGAACAATTGAAGCAAATTGATGATAAGTTTTTATGTTTACTAACAGAACAAGTTTATATCGCTTCAGGTAATTTAGAATTAAATCCTGAGAATTACTTTTCACAAAGAGAGATTAAAGAAGTTAAAAGTACATTTGAAGGTGAAGTACAAAAGAAAGTTGATTTCCCATACACACTTAAACCAGCTATTCAAGTTGCTCCAGATATGTTTATTACTACAATTAAAGCAAGTGAAATTAAGCTATTTATGGATAATAAATTGCTACAATACAATTTTGAAACACAACGTGAAGCAAGAGTTCGAGTAGATAAAAATGATCCAACCAACATTATTCAAGAAGTAAAAATTAATAAAAAACACATGGAACATATCAAAGAATCGATTGTTAAAGGTGAAGCCTTGCCTTCTTCATTAACATTCAATGCTCGTTTGGGTACGGGTGACGAAGGTTTTGAGTTAGTTTATGATGAAGATACAATGGAGTTAACAATTCAAAAAGGTACGTTATTAGATTGCCTTGATGGTTTCCACCGTGTAACAGCAGTTGTTAAAGCATTAGAAGAAAATCCTGAAGCAGATATGACATTTATGCTTAATGTAGTGAATTTTGATATACCAAAAGCAAGAGAATACTTTGCTCAAATGAACACTATTGAGCCAATAGGGAAAGGACATTTAGAAAACATCAAAAAAGAAAGACAAGCCGATTTCATTGTAGATCAATTGAAATACAATAGCGAATTGAAAGGCAGAATTTCACCATCTGAACATATTCCGCATACAACATCATTATTAGTGTCATTAAAGACGTTGGCAGATGCTATTGATGAAGTTTATGGAATTGAGGATAGAGTTGAGGCGATTAAGACAGCGAATTACTTAAAAGAATTTTTTAATAAATTATTCTATGAGTTTCCAGATGAGTTTCTAGGTGATGTAGCAGCGATAAGAGAAAAAAGTTTGATTAACACTAATGTAATGTTTTATGGATATGTATTATTGTCTAAACGGATGAAAGATGTGGGTATACCATTAGATAAATTACCTGATATCATTAAGAAAATTAATTTCTCAAGAGATAATAAACAATGGCAAGAATATAAAGTATTAGATAAAGATAAGAATGTAGTAACAAGAGCTAAGCAAGGTGTCTATAGAGTCTTTAAAGAGTTAGATTTATCATAAGAGAGGTGATAATAAATGAGTAAAATGTACAATGAGGAAGTCAAAGAAACATTTTTACAGTATTTAATCGATGAAGAAGGATATACAGATGAGACAGTTCACGTTTTCAGATTTGTTTTCTATAAGAGTTATGATGTAGAAGATATTTTACAAAAAGATATGTATGATTTTAATATGAGTGAATTAAAGCAAGTATTATTAAATGCAAATAAAAGTACGTTAAATAGTGTGCGTGCATTTGCTTCCATGATGAAAAAGTATATTGACTGGGCGATTCGTACAGGATTAACGAATAGTAATATTAATCAGATGGATATGTTTACGACAAAGGATTATGAAGAATGTATAGATAAAAGTAAAAAGTTATTTATTTCAGAAGATGAGTTGATTGATATTGAAGATAAATTAGTGAATTATCAGGACAAAGTAATATTGAGATTGTTATTTGAAGGCGCAAATGGGTATGAAGTTAGTGAGTTAATTAATTTGAAAAAATATGATGTAGATTATGCAAATAAACGATTAAGATTATATGATGATAAAAGTGGAGAGAGATTTATTTATGTAAGTGACAGATGTATACAGATTATTGAAAGAGCAATTGATGAATCAAAATATTATGCGCGTAATGGCGAAAAGGAATCAGCGCATGGTAAAAGTGAATATGAATATTTCGAAACAGATCATGTAATTAAAAATGTTTTAACAGGAAGAACAAAAGGGGCAGCAGACAAAAACGTTATTTATCGAAGAATATATATGATTAAAGAAATATTTGATATACCTTACTTGACGATAAAAAATGTATGGCGTTCTGGAATGATTAAAATGGCTGTGGATTTATATAAAGAAGAGGGAGAATTAACTAATAAACAGTTAGCTAAAATTGCGGAGAAGTTTGGTTTAGGAAAAGTTATTAATAATGGGCATGAGACATATAATTTCCATGCAATGAGACAATTTATTAATCGTGATAACATACTCGATTTATATGGTATTGATATTAAACAAAAATAAAAAATTTAATCCCTTTTTATAAGGGATTAAATTAATACATAGTAATAAAATATAATAATAATGCAATGGAGTTTATGATATTGTAGTAGGTATAAAGTAATATCTTGAACTCGATTGCATTATAGAATATATTTCCTTTATTACCATTTAATTATATAAAATATAAAAATGATTTAGACCTAATTCGACAAAATAAGACAATGAAATTTGTAGAATATTGCAGTAAAATAATTATTAACAAATATACACAAAACTTTGCGCTTAAGCAAAGAAAAGGGGACTATGGGACTGTAGCCCCATAGTCGCACCTACTTTTGTTTCCACTCGTATAAATCTTCGGCATGACATTTTAAAGCAAATGCAATTTTTACGGCGCTTAATAATGACATTTTTCGTTTACCTGATATGTATAAAGATATTTGGGATTCGGTTATGCCTGTCTTTTCTGCCAATTCGGTTTGAGTCATGCCGCGTTCATGTAGCAATTCCAAAAGTAGGCACTCGCCGAATTCTATATCTCTCATCAGTTCGTGCCTCCTATGACATAATACTTATATAATAGCAAATTTTACCTGAATGTAAAAGTAGATAGTAAAATTTTTAATTTTGCCTAGAAATATACAAGAAAAATGTGTATAATAAAAACAAGAACAAATGTTCTTGTTATTGAAAGGGGTTGATACAATGTAAAAATATATAGATTGTGGGGATGTTCATTAATAAAGATAAAAAATGAGGAAGGAGTAAGGGGATAAATGGAACAATATTTAACATTTGGAACAATTGTTTTAAATGTATCGGCAAAAGTATTAGCAGCAAGCCGACAAGAGGCGTTGCAAAAAATTAATGAATTTATTAATGAGCTCAATGCTAATATTAGCAATGTTCCTGTTGAGACAATTGATGGAGAAGTACATAATTTAGAGGCACATAATTTCCATATTAAATGGGAAGATGTTGCAGAATAAAAAATAGTCACCAAACAAAAATGTTTAGTGACTAATGAGGTTGAAAACACTTTCGCGAATATCATAACACAAATAGATGTGAATTAACATTACAGATATATTAAAAAGTCATCTTGGAATGAAACTTCAATGTTTCAAGCTAAGATGACTAATTTTTTATAAAAAGTAGTTGACTTAAATAAAATATAATAATATAATCTAATCAAAGGTAATGAAATAGTTATTTTATTGAAAGGGTTGATAGCGATGATAAAACAGAAGATGTTGATTTTGCTTTTAGGGATTGCAATTTTGCTTATTATGATTGACATAAACAAGGAGGCGATACCAAGTGGATCACTGGTAGATGATAAAGGGAGAAAAGTAACAATCTATGTAGATGGCAAGGTGATACATACATATGAGAAATATGTAGAAGTAGTTGGTGATGAAGTGATTTTCAAAAATGATTATACCGAAATGAAACTTAAAAATGCAAAAGTAAAATATGGGGAGTGAGTGCATTGCATTATGTATTTAGGGCTGATTCAATCAATAAGATGAAATATTGTCCATTTTGTGGTAGTGAAATGATCAGTGTGTATGATGGCGATTATAGTGGTCAAATAGAATGTTTGAGCTGTGATAAATGTGAAGATGAGTTGGAATTTTTGATTCTAGAGGAGATGTTGGATAGGTATCCTAACTGGATTAAAACATTTATGAAGAGAGGGTGATACATAATGAATTTACGTGCAATCGATCGTTTGGTTGCGGAAAAAGTAATGGGGTGGAAATTAGTAACTTACGGAACTGATAAATATCTTAAACGTGAAAATGGTAGTGCATTTAAATTTGAAAAATGGTCGCCTACAAATAACATCACAGACGCATGGAAAGTAGTTAATAAGATAAAAGAATCAAGATTTTCTATTAGGAAACGATTTATCACTGAATTGCAGAAAGAAGTCACACCAAAGAAAACAAGAGATGAAGGGATGTTAGTGGATGCAGGATGGGTGATTTTCTTATTGACACCAAAAGCAATATGTTTGGCTGCGCTTAGAACATATGGAATTGATATAGATGATATAATAAACAATTCTGACCAAAAATGGTTTTGGACAGATGAGTGGCAAAAAGAGGAGTGTGAAGTGGAAGAGCAAATTAAAAATGGCAATATCACAAAATCAATGAGTATCGAGGAAGCATTAAAACATTTAAATTATTTAAAGGGGAGAGAATAAGTATATAAAAATTCCATTTTAAATAGAAAGGAAATGATAATGTGAAAAAGGAGTTTGAATTTGTTGGATTAAATTCAGGTGATGGCGAAGAATTTTGTTTTGAAGTAGATAGGGAAACATTTATTAAAATTACAGGAAAAGAACCAGAGGATTTTGATTATGCTAATGGGTATTGGGATGAGGAAGGGAATTTTATACCAGATAAAAAATCATCACTAAGATTATATCCTTTTCATTTATTTGGATATTCAGGAAAAATGATAAAAGTTAAATTAATTGTTGAAGAAATAGAATAAACACATCGTTTTATCGGGAGGTAATGAAACATGGGAATGTATACAGGTTTACGTTGCAAGTGCATTGTTAAAAAAGAATTTAGACCGATGATTAAATCATTAATGAAAGACGAAGTAGATGGCTTATTAAGTTGGAAAATTGTTGCAGATGCATATGGTTATGATTTTGTAAAACAATATGCTGACTACAGCAGATCAAGTTTTATTCCATTCGGATCATTGGTTTATATGCCTGATAGTTGGGAAGTAGATAATAAAGCAACTGATGGATTTGAACGTCAATTTGATGAAGAAACAGGTTACTGGGCATTTCAATGTTCGTTAAAAAATTACGATGACACAATAGAAGTTTTTATTGATTTAATTTTAAACAATATTGCTGAAAAGATAATTCATCTTGAAACATATTATGAAGAATGTGTATATAGTGAAAAATGGAATTTTATAGATGGAAAAATACAAATTGTAAATCCTAAATTTGTTCAATACAAAGAAGAATATGCAGATAATTATTGGGGATGGTAAGATATTAAAATAAAAAGTTTGTTTTATCAGGAGGTAGAGGAATGAGAGAAATTAAATTTCGTGTATGGGATGAAAGTAAGAAAGTGATGTTGTCACAAGTTGGAAGTTGGTATTTTAACGATGAATACAATGAAGTTGCTTTTCATATGAATGACGTTACATTCTCTGATCGAAAATATTTAAAGCTAATGCAATATACAGGCTTAAAAGATCGTAATGGTAAAGAGATTTACGAAGGGGATATTATTAGAGA